CATGCCGCAGTCGGTCCTCTGGTAAGCGGCCAGCAAACCTAACGAGAATGGGGGCTTCGGCCCTCGTTCTTTTTGTTGAAAGGAACGCACTATGGATCTCGCAACTGCAATTGCTCATGCCCGCGAGGCCGGCCGCGGCAATCTGAACGATCTCGCCAAGCTGCTCGAGTCGGTCGCCCGGGGTGACCTGCCGGCGACCGAGTTTCTCGCCGGTCTCGGCATCACGGCCACCCCGGAAGAGCTGAACGACGGCGACCTGTCGGCCAAGACTCAGGCCATCACGGCCGCCGGCGCGATCGACGTCAACGCTCGTTACGTCGCGATCACCGGCCCGGCATCCTCGACCTACGCCGTCACCCTGGCGGTCCCGGCGCGGGCGGGTCAGCTCCTGGTGATCGAGATGGTCGCCACGACAGCGACCAACGCCGTGACCCTGGCGTTGACCAACGTGATCGGCGGCTCGGCGGCCACGTCGGCCTCCTTCAATGCCGCCAACGAGACCCTGACGCTCGTCAGCATCAGCAACAAGTGGGTCGTGCTCGACGAGCACGGCGTCACCCTCTCCTAACCCGTAGGGCCGCCCCGTCTCGGGGCCGCCCGCCTTCCCCTCAATTTCACGAAAGGCGCCTCCGCCGCAATTGCCGCGGGGCGAATTGCTATGGCGACACGCCGGATCCCCCTCAACGACGCCACCCACGACCAGCTCCTGCAGTACGGCCAGACCGTGCTCGGCCTGCCGTTCGCCCCGGTCTGGAAGATCGAAACCATGATCGCCAAGATCCTCGAAGCGCGTCCTGGTCTCGACTTCATCGAGATCGAGATGGACGACGCACCCGCCGCGCAGGCCAACCCGTCGGCGCCGCCGGACATCCCGGCCGAGCTGAAGGCCGCCGCCGTCCCCAGTGGCGATGACTGGGTCACCATCCGCCTCGGCGCCGACCCGGGCAAAGGCGGCGACCGCGACAAGGACGTCGGCGTCAACGGTCAGATCATGATGATCCCGCGCGGCAAAGATGTTGCGATCCCGCGCAGCTACTACATGGCGCTGCTCAATACCGAGCAGTTGATCTACGAGACAGACAAGAACGGCAATCTGCTGCACCCGCCCCGCAAGGTGCAGCGCTTCAACATCGCCCACATCCAGGACGGCATTAAGCCCGGCGTCCCGGTCGCGCGGACGATCAAGAAGCAGAGCGCCCAGCCGGTCGCGGCGGCCTAACGTTCCATGGCGACCTTTCTGGAATTAGCGCAGAAGACCGCGCAGGAATCCGGCGTCGTCGCCCAGCAGGGCCAGCCGATCAGCGTCATCGGGCAGACGGGCCGGCTGAAGGAAATCGTCGACTGGACGCGGGACGCCTGGGTCCGCGTCCAGAATGCCCAGAACGACTGGCGGTTTATGCGCCGGGAGTTCACCTCGACGGCGACGACGATCGGGTCGGCCCGCTATACGGCCGCGTCGTTCGGCATCACCGACTTCGCCGAATGGCTGGTTGAGAACGAGGACGACTACAACATCTACACCTGCTACCGGCAGTCGCTCGGCGTCGCGGACGAACGGCCGCTTCGCTTCCTGCCCTGGCCTGTCTGGCGCGGCCGCTACGGCCGTGGCCAGCAGGTCAACAAGCGGCCCATCTACTACGCGATCAGCCCGAACAACGAGTTCTGCCTCGGTCCGATCCCGGATGCCGCCTACATCGTGCGCGGTGAGTACCGCCGCACGCCGCAGGTCCTGACGGAAAACACCGATATTCCGATCTGCCCGGAGCGGTTCCACGACGTGATCGTCTGGCGGGCGATCCAGCTGCTCGGCGAAGAGGCCGAGGCGGTCGAGGTGCAGATCCCGGCTGCGATCCGAAACTACCGGGAGATCAATGGCGACCTGATGCGCGACCAGCGGCCGCGCATGCGGATCGTCTCGAGGCCGCTCGCCTGATGGCGCAGCAAACGAGCTTCTACCCGCTGCAGGGCGGTCTGGATTTAGTCACCCCCGCCATCCGGACCGACCCCGGCAAGGCGATCGCGGCGCTCAACTACGAGGCCAACGAGCGCGGCTATCGCCGGGTCGACGGCCACGAGCGCTTCGACGGCCGGCCGAAGCCGTCGGAGGCGCAATACTGGATCCTGGCCTTCGATGCCGGCACGGTAGAGATCGAAGAGGGCGACGAGGTCGAGGGCGGAACCTCGGGCGCCACCGGGATTGCGCTGTTCGACGCCACGCTGGTGAGCGGGACCTATGTCGGCACGGACGCGGCCGGCTTCGTGGTGCTGACGCAGGTCGACGGCATCTTCATCGACGACGAGGACCTGGAGGTTTCGGCCTCCAAGGTCGCGGAGGCGGACGGCACCGCGGAGCTTGGCGGTGCGCTCAACGACACCGACGAGGCGACGTATCTCCGGGCCGGGATCGAGTACGCCCGCGGCAACATCGAAGTGGTCCCGGGATCGGGCCCGGTGCGCGGGGTCTGGGTCTACGACGGCGACGTCTACGCCTTCCGGGACAATGCCGGCGCCACGGCCGGCATCATGCACAAGGCGACCGCGACGGGCTGGGACGCGCAGGATCTCGGCGACCGGCTCGACTTCACGGGCGGCGGCTACCTGTCGGCGCCCTACCATGCCGGCGGGATCCGGGAGCTGGCCTTCACGTCGGGCGGCACGACGGCGATCTTCCCGGGCCAGACGATCGAGGGCGCCACCTCGGGCGCCACGGGTCTCGTCAGCCAGGTCATCCTGCAGGCCGGGACCTGGACGGCCGGCGACGCGGAAGGCCTGATCCTGTTCCGCGAGCAGACCGGCACCTTCCAGGCGGAAAACCTCGACATCGTCGGCGGTACCGCCAACGTCGCCACGATCGCGGGCGATTCCACGGTCATCGATATCGATCCCGGTGACGTCGTTTCGTCGCCGGATGGCACGGCGATCGCGACCGTCAGGGCCGTGACGCTCGATAGCGGCGCCTGGGCGGATGGCGACGCCGTGGGCACGCTGCTGCTCGAGAACGCCACCGGCGAGCCCTTCTCGGCCGACTGGATCGACGCCGAAGGCTATCTCCGGGTCGCGGCGATCCAGGCGCCGACCACCATCGAGATCCAGGAAGGCGACACGATCGAGGGCGACAGCTCGGGCGAGACCGCCACGGTCGCCCGCGTCTTTCACCGTTCAGGCGACTGGGCCAAGAGCACGGCCGAGGGCTACCTGCTCATCACCGGCCAGTCCGGCCCCTTCGCCGCGGAAAGCCTGGACGTCGGGACCGATCTCGACATTGCCGACATTGCCGGGGATTCGGTCGCCAACGCGCTGCCGCCGGGCGGCCGATACCGCTTCATCAACTACAATTTCTTCGGCGCGTCGAACCTGCGCCGCATGTACGGCGTCAACGGCGTCGGCAACGCCTTCGAGTGGGATGGCGATGTCTTCGTGCCGATCATCACCGGCATGGTCGTGGACAAGCCGACCCATGTCGCCGCGCACTCCAAGCACCTGTTCCTCGCCTTCCCGGGCGGCTCGCTGCAGCATTCCGGCATCGGCGACCCCTACGCCTGGTCGGTCGTGCTGGGGGCGGGCGAGCTGGGGCTGGGCGACGACGTCACCGGCCTGATCTCGGTCGTCGGCATCCTGGTCGCCTTCTCGCGCAACTCGATCGTCATCCTGTACGGAACGGATGCCTCGAACTGGGACCTCAAGACGCTCGCCGACGACGCCGGCGCGATCGCCGACACGGTGCAGCTGATCGGCCAGCCGGTCTACATGGACGATCAGGGGCTCAGGAGCCTGGCGGCAGCCCAGGAATTCGGCGACTTCTCGGTCAATACCATCAGCCGCGCGGTCGATCCGATCTTCCGGCGCAACAAGGCCACCAACGTCACGCCGATCGAGAGCCTGCGGGTGCGGGCCAAGACGCTCTACCGGCTGTTCTGGTCGAACGGCACCGGGCTTTCGGTCTACTTCGGCCGCAAGGAGCCGGAGATCACCACGTTCGACCTCGGCATCACGCCGACCTGCTCGTGCTCGTCGGAGGACAACGACGGCAACGAGATCATGTTCTTCGGCGCCGCCGACGGCATGGTCTACCAGCTCGACGCCGGCACCAGCTTCGACGGAGATCCTGTCGAGGCCGTGATCCGCTTGCCGTTCAACCATGTCGGATCGCCGACGCAGCGCAAGCGCTGGCACAAGGCGACGCTCGAGATCGACGCCGACCCGGGGGCCATGCTGACCCTGATCCCGGAGCTGTCCTACGGCGACCCCGACCAGCCGCCCGGCACCTCGCAGGAGTTCGATGTGCGCGCCGGCGGCGGATTTTGGGATGTAGGAACGTGGGATGCCATTTATTTCGATTCGCCCGTCGAGGGCTTGGCAGAGACGCGCTTGAAGGGAGTTGGCCGCAACCTCTCGCTCGGCATCCTCTCCGAGGCGACGTATGAAAAGCCCCATACTCTTCATGGCCTTACGCTGCACTATACCTACAGAGGGCTGAAGCGATGAGTGACTACTACACCCGGACGCCCTTCACGAAAGGCACGCTGGTCCGTTCGGCCGAGGCGAACGCGCAGCTGCAGGCGATCGAGGAAGGCTTCGACAAGCTGCCGACCGAAGAGCAGCTGAAGCGCAACACGACGACCTTCGCGGTTGACACCGGGACCGTGAACCACCTCATCGTGGCGCTGCCGTTCCCGCTGCTGGCGTATCCGGGGCCGGGCGAAGGCCTCGAGATCGCCGTCCAGGTTGCGAACACGAATACCGGCGAAGCCGATATCGACGTCGACACGCTGGGCGTCGTCCCGGTCAAGCAGTTCAACGGCAATGCGCTGGAGGCCGGCGACCTGCCGGCCGGCGCCACCGTCAAGCTGTCCTGGAACGGCGACGACAACGAGTTCCGCCTGCAGGGCGCGTCGCCGGGCAATATCGTGGCGGCGGAAGCGTCGGCAGCGGCCGCGGCCGCGAGCGCATCGGCGGCGGCGGGCAGCGCGTCGGCGGCATCCGGGAGCGCGAGCACGGCCAGCGGCCACGCAAGCACGGCCAGCGGCCACGCAAGCGATGCCTCGGACAGCGCCGATGCTGCCGCGATATCGGCGAGCGCTGCCGCGGACAGCGCCGACGCCGCGGCGTCGAGCGCAAGCGATGCGGCGGACAGCGC